CCGAGCTCGGGATCAGCCTTCGCTTGCGTGGCCCACTGCGTTTCGCGCTTGACCCATTCAGTACCGCCGGGCTTCCACGCGTCGATCAGCGCTTTCTGAGAATCCTCAGCGGCCTTCTTGGCTGAGGTCTCGAGGTCGCTGATTTCCTTCACCCGTCGTTCGAGCAGCTTCTGACCGGCCTCGTTGCTGAGTCCCAGATCGCGCGCAATGGCTTCTGTCCTCTGAACGATGGCGGGATCGAGTGTCGATCCTTCGGGCAACTTCAGGTCGTACTTCTCAGGGACAACAGGTACGACCGGGGTCTCTACTTTGGGTTCAGCCGCAGACGATGCAGCTGCGGCGAGTGCCGCCGCTTCCGCTTCGGTTCCTGCCGGCGCCTCAATCACTGCTTCAGGCATTGTGTTTCGTCGGTTCAGTATCGATCGGGCGCCACTTCACAGCCGGTAGCGCGGTGCGTACGTGGGTGATGTGGGGCTCAAGCAGCGGTGCCCAGGGTAACTCTTCGAGGATGGAATTCTTCGCCGTTCCGTATGCGCGTATGACGTCAGCGTCCATCTAGTCCTCGCTCACCGTGTCCGGTGCGCCGATCGTGTTCTCTTCGATCTTGTTTGCTTCCCGCTGCATCAGAATCCACGCACTGGGTTCCGCGTCGCCAATCTCACCAATCACGAAATGGCCCCAGTCCTGCCGTCCTGCGTTGTACGCCATTCGTGCGGTATCACTATCAAACACGCTCTCAAACGCCTTCGCCTGCCCCAGCAACCGCCACAGCACTCGACGTCCGGCCGGCAACGACAACACAGATCGGAGGTCGTTCAACTCGTCTTCGCGCGTGAACGTCTCGCGCTGCTTTGCCTTCCGTACCTGCTCCGGGTCTGATCCATTCCGCACCAGCGCCCGTTCGCGAACCGTCACGCAACACCGCCAGCCGGAACCGGGTTCGCTGTCGCGTTCAACGTCTGACGAGCTCTCGCCTTGCTCACGAGGTTCGCGAGCACGCTGTTACCCGTCGTCTGCGTCTGGCTCAAGTCCTTCGCGGCACCAGCGATACCGGGCATGTTCGCCGCGGCCTGCTGCTGCTGCGCTGCCTTGGCCTTCTGGTCCCGCATCGCCTGCACTTCGTCGTCTGACCGCACGATCTTGGGCGCGATACCCGTTGCGTCAGCGTACTGATTCACCAACTCATCACTATTCACCTTGTCGAGCACGGACGGATCGACTTCCGCCGTCTGGCCGATGAAGCCCGCGAAGCGCTCGAGGCCTGAGAGCGATTGCGCTTTCTGCGCCTGCGCCATGATCGACACGTAGTCGATGCGAAGCGACTGCCCCTGAATCGCGTCAGGCGCCGGGGGGATCAATCCCTTCCGGCTCATGATGGCGAACGTCCGCTCGATCAGGGGATCAAGAAGATCCTGATTCAACCGCTCGAGCACCGGGCCCAACGCCAGCAACTTCTCCTCGTGCCGTTCGTCGATCTCGCGCGCTGTGATCTCGCGCCGATCGCTCTGGCTCAGCATCAGGAACAAGTCCTCGTAGAACGCGCGCTGGATTCTCAACCGCGTCTTCTGCGAGCCATCCTCGAGCGGGCCGAACGCCGCGCCGAAGTTGACTTCGTGCGCCGGCTTGAATCCCTGGTTCGCGTTGTTGACGTCGAGGTACGTGATGTCACCGGGTAGGAGTGACGCTTTCGCCTGACGCAAGGCAGACGGGCCGGTCATCGGCGGGTTGATCATCTTCTCAACTGCTTGCGCCTGACGCTTGGTCCGGGTCTGCAACTCCTTGATGTCGCCCAGCGCTGTCATGCCGGGGCAGTCCGTGGCGTAGACGTCCTCGGAGTTCGTCTCCCATCGCGGGCAGAGCACCGGGAACTCATCGAATCCCTGATGCGACAGAACGCCGATCTGCTGGTCGGCTATCGCGACGTTGGGCGTGCCGAGCTCGTAGTAGATGTCCTCGAACGCCTTGAACCTCGCGTCGATCTTGTTGCCGTCGTACGCGAGGTTTTCCTGGATGATGTGAACGATGTCGATCCACGCCGCGCGATTCCCACGCATCCACAAGTTCTGCACGGTCGCGGAGATCGTGCACGGCTCGCCGCGGAGGAAGCAGGGCCGGCCGGTCTGGTCGATGTCGCCCCACCTCTTCACGATCTGGTCAACCGTCATGCGGAACACACGCCCGAACGTCCGCACGCGGAGCTTGTCGTCGTTCGCGATGAAGTACGACCCCACGGGGAAGTCGTAGCACCGGATCACGCTTTCGTCGTCCTCGTAGATCGCCATCGCGGACGTGCCGAAGACACCGAGATCCCCGTAGACGATCGGGAGAATGTTGTAGAGGTTCGAGCGGAGGAACACCATCCGCATCCGCTCCTCGACCTCGTGCAGCCATTGCTTGACGTCGCCCTGGTCCGCTACGTCCTGATCCGGCGTCGTGAGCCGAAACCACGGACGCGCAGGACTCGTGATGCCAGACATCATGCCGGCCGACAGCACGCGCGCGGAGAACGTCGCGGTTGAGTCGAGGATGTTGCGCGAGCGACGATCGCCCTTGTTGACGTCCGTGACAGCGAATCGTCCACGGCGCGGGCGGATATAGTCGTTCAGGTCCTTCCAGTGCGCGATGAAGGATGCCCGTTCGGCCTCGAGCTGCCCACGCAAGATTTCGCACCGCTGCCGGACGGTGAGCACGGCAGTAGCCGGCCCGTTCGCGGACGCGGTGAAGGGTGCGAAATCAGGAGTGAGCGCGGTCGCCATTACTGTCCGAGCAAAGTGTTACGGGGCGGGGGCGGCGTCTGAACGCCGGCCGGTCCCGTGAGAATCGTCGAGCGCTGGCCCGTGGACTGGGCGCGCTTCTTCTGCACCTGCTGTTGACGCGCCGCGTTCACATTCGCGATGGCGTCCAAGTCGTTCTGACTGGGCTTGGTCTGCAACGCGGTCTGCTGCGCTTGCTGAGCAGCCTTGGCGGCTTTCTTCTGCTGTTGGTTGTTGTAGACGGCAGAGCCGACAGCGGCGACGCCTGAGACGATGCCAGCGGTGATGCCCATCAGTCGCCGCCGTCCGTGGCGAATCGCGCGGCGGCTTTCTCCCAGTCGTCGGACTCCATGTGGATCGACCACGGCTCGGGCTTGTCAAGCCGCTTAGCGTAGATGATGTCTACGGCTTCGTAGCCACGACGCTCGAGCAGCGGGCCGAAGTTGAGCCCCGGTTTCGCTTTGACGTGGTGATAGATCGCCTGCACACCCTGCTCGCGAAGCTGTTCTTCGCAAAAGGCAAAGAGGCGCTGGCCCGTGGTGCCTCTGGCCCACGGCGCGACGTACACGACGTCCTGCGCGGCCTGAAGGCTCTGGGCGTAGTGCGGGTTAGTGCGGACGATGAACACACAGTACCCGGCTAGCTTGCCGTCCTCGTCGCGAGCCGTGAAGAACGCAAGCATTCCGCTCTCCTGCGCGCCCGCGTAGTAGGCACGATCAGGATTCAGCGGAATGTCTTGGAAGTGAGCCACCTCTGACCAATGAGCGGTCAGCAACGGCACCACCTCGTCCCATAGACGATCGTCTAAGAGTTCTCGCGCGAACCTGATAGGCGACATTGAGCGCAATGTGCCACTCAATGGCCGAGCGCGCCTGTCCCTCGTTAGGCGGACAGAGCCGAAGGCGGGGGTTGAGGATTCTCGTAACGCTCGATGAACACGGCGATTGCGATCCGGCGATTGCGCGCCTTGTTCGCACCGATCTTGTCTGCGATGCGGTCGAGATGGGTCTTGACCGTCCAGACGGAGATGCAAAGGATCGGCGCGATCTCTTTATCCATCAACCCTTCAGCCACAAGACGTGCAACCTCCATCTCTCGAGCGGAGAGCTTCGTCATGGCGGAAGCAGCGCCGCGATGCGCGCGGCAATCGACAGAACACCGTCCGCATCAGAATTGCCCTGCAACGCCTCTGCCAGTGGATCGGCATACTGCATCAGCATCACCCCTCCTTATTCGCGTACGGGTCCCACTCGTGAGTGGTTGTGTGGCTCGGCTGCAACGACACGGGCAATCCTGCCATCGTCGGTTGCTCCACGACGGCAAACGTCGTCACGAACGCGTCCCACTCGTCCGGCGACTGGCCGTTCAGCAGCTTCTTGATCTGGTCCTTCTCGATGACGCGCAGCCGGCCCTTGTCGAAGTAGTACGTCGCTGCGGTCGCTTCTCTGACCAACGCGGGGTTGTTCGGCAATGCGCCGCCGTTCTTCACCCACTCCGCGGCCCTGAAGTACATCTCCGAGCGCTTGTTGAAGTAGCGCGAGTCGTCGGCGTTGCCCGAGAAGTTGATTTCGAGGATGTTGATCCCACCGAGCCGCGCCGCGTCCACCACGCCAGCCGCCCAGCCGCCCGTAGAATCGATCAACTCGAGCTCCGAGCCCCAACGCTCCTTCGCCACCGCGATCCGGCCTGCAATCGCCTCTGAGCGGGCATTGCGCATGGTTACGGACTTGAACGCGGCCAAACCCTGGCGCGGGAAGATCACCGTGCGATCGTCACCGAACCGCGCCACGTCGATCCCGAGCCGCTTCTGCGCGAACTCGTACTGGTCGATCCTGAGATGCCGGCCCATCGCGGCCCGTACGTCGTCAGGGCCTAACAGCGCATTGAGTGAGCTCGGCGGGAACTTCCCGAGGATGTACGCCATCACCCACGGGTTATCTCGACCGTAAAGCTGGATTTGCCCCTTCGCCCACTCGACATCGATACGCGGCGAGCGGCCCGGATCGTCCGGGTCGCCGTTGATTCTGATCGTTTCCCACTGGTCCGACTGTTCCGTGACACAGACGTAGAGCGCGCCGGCATGCGACGTCGGGTTGCCAGCCTGGATGATCCGGCCCCAGTCGCAGTTCGATAGGCCCTGCTCAGCAGCTCTGAGCACAGCCGGGGGCAAGTCGCCGCTCTCGTCCACGAGGTAAAAGACGGACTTAGCGTGCAAGCCGGACAGCGTGCGGCCCTGGGCGTCAGGGTCCGCGGACTTTGAGAACGACCGAGCCGCGAGATACCACGTCGTTGGATGCTCTCTCGAGAAGATCCGTTCCGTGGTCATGTCAAACGCGCGCTGGAGCACTGGCGACCGCTCACGCCAGACGGCCAACTCTTTCCACAGATTGTCGCGGAGGTTTTCACGCGAGATCGAGAGGGCCAGCCCGTTGGGGTGGTTCACGCCGTCCGAGTAACAGAGGAGGGCATTCCAGCCTAGCCACGCGAGGACAGCAGACTTGCCCGGTCCTGCGCACGCCTGGAGCGCGATCCGCATTCGGGCGTGGTCCTTGTCGCCCCACGCGTCGCAGGCTTGCCGTTGCCACGCGTCCGGGTCGATGCCGAAGAGGTTGCGGACCATGAGCTTCGGGTCCGCCTTCCACGCCCTGAGTGCTTCCACCGCGCCTTCGACGTGGCTCACGACTTACGCGCCTGTGTGATGAGCGCGGCCAGCGATTCGTCCGCGGTGTGCTCCACGCGATCGACGAAGAGGCGTAAGTGCTTGCCGAGCGAATCGTTCGAGCCCTTCTTGTCCCAGAACTTCACCTTCTTGGTGTAGCCAATGAGGACCTTCTTTCGGTCCTCGCCGCGGCCTTCCCAGTCGTAGAGTTCTTCCGTCTCGACCGAGGCGATTGCACGGCGGACGTTCTCGGGGATCTGCTTGATCGGCAACAGACAGTTGTTCTCGTCGAAGGCTTCGGCTGGGTCCACCGTGGCCATTCTGAGGAGCTCGCGGAGCACCGTATCCGCATCGACCTGAACGCGTTTGGCGCGCTCGTCGGCCCGCTCGGCAATTTTTGCCGCCACGTTATCGTAGGTTAGCAGCCGACAGCCTTGGACCTTGGCGCCGCTCTCGGCGTACCCGGCACGAATTGCCGCCTGAGTGGCGTTCAGGTCGATGAGGTATTCATCGACGAATCGGGCTTGCTGTGGCGTTAAGGGCTTCGGTGTCTCAGCCATTGTCGCTTCCCTCCTGGGGAGCGA